TCGCCGACGGTGACTCCTCCACTGTCGGAGGTTGCAGGGATATCTGTAAAAGATACAACATGTCTACTTTTGCCAAGACTCTCTGGACGTTCCAGCATGTTATAGCCAGTACGAACACCATAAGACCTAAGAAGATCAACATACCTATCTCCAAACATTTCACGCCTTTCGGCGAAGCGTTGACGACGCATTGCGTCACGGACAGATTCAGCACCTACATAGGTACCAGTGAGACCAGAAGGATTAGTTTCAACTTCGGCATAGGTTTGCCATTGGGCAGTACTATCACGGCATTCGTTATACAAGTTACGTAGCTGATATGCATTTTGCCAAGCCGTATTGTTGACGGCGATGTCCGCATCGTTTTCGTCCTTAAAGTAATTGTTATAAATTAAGTTATAACCACGGCTATAAAGAGCGTTTTCACTAGCAGCTTGGTTAGGACTCTGATTCAGATTAGAAAGAAAACAGTCATCATGCCTATAGTTAGGAGGAAGAGTAGAGGCAGTTATTTCCTCGGCAGGCTCACCAACAGGTCCAGTGACCTGATCAGCACCAATAGTAGTTCCAGTAATGAAATCTTGCCAGTTGCCAGTTACATCATCTTGATCATCAGCCCAAGCAAGCCTGTTGGGTACATAGAACATATAAAAGTCAAGATAAGTGGGAGTAAGAACAGGAGCGGCAAAGCCCTTGAATCTGCAGAGTACTCCAATTCGTCCTTGGAAGGAATCACCGGGGGCTACCTCCATTCTAGTAACGGGGATTATTTGTCCAATACGCCCAGGCACGATGTTCTGGTGCGTTAATTTATACATGTGTCTTTTCACAGGCTAGTACCTCTGCCCTGCCATGTAATATCGGCGTCTAAAAGTTGGGCGGCCGTATGAGGGGCGTCCATAAGAGCGGCGTCCGTATCCATATGATCGGCGTCCGTATGATCGGCGACCGTAGCTTGGTCGTCCGTAAGATCTTCGTCTATACATTGTTATTTACCCATTCTTGGTTGTACATCTAGTCTACGAGCAGGGCCATAGGCCTCGTCGTACATGGCCTCATCGTATTCGCCAGGGTTGAACCAGTTATATATGGTGTGTCCAGCGCGTGGGAATGAGGATCGCCATTCGCGATTCCGTTGAGCTTCTTCTAAGCGTCTAGTTTCCCGCCGGTCTTCGGCGGCTTCTTTAATATTAATTAAATCTTTGTCGTGTTGTTGTATATCTTCACGTGTCTTATCAGCAGACTTCTGAGCTTTCATAGCTTGACGTTGTTGATTAATCATGGAGCCTATATTGAGGCCTCCAGTACCTTGAAGGGTTCCAGCAGAGCCAATAGCTTGTAAGGGGTGGATACCGTATTTCTCCGCGTCTTGCATGCGTTGATTAAAGTGCTGGGAGTTAGTCTTAACAGATTTACGAGCTACGTAGGTTGCGCCAGCGGCGCCGAGGATACCTGTTGCTAGTGCTGTAGCCATATTACGAGCTCTATTTGAGATTAGCGGACATAGTCCGATTTATAGGTAGTATGCCCTCTCTAGAGGCATGAATCAAGAAGTTATTCACAGAAGTGAATAGATTATGCATTAATCGATTTCCCATGATGAACCGGGTGAGTATCTATCCCGGATGTCTGAACCAGTAAGAGGATCATTTCCTAAAGATTCTGTAGGATTAAAGAATTGAGCTGAAGAACCGGCTTTTTGAGGTTTATACCCTACTACGCCAGGAACAGTCATATTAAATTTGTGGGCCATTCTGTCAATGGGATGTCCCATGTCTCCAAATTGATCGTATCGCACGGTGTCCTATCGGTAACCTTAAAGGTTGGTTAATGAATTTCTTTTCGAGTCTAGCACGTTGACCATACATTCTGTCAATAGCTTCATTGATTGCCATAGCTTCCACGAATGTAGATAGATCGGGGGAATATTTCCACGCATCGGATATCTCTTTAACCTCTGTATAAGATCCATATGTTCTATTTACAAATCGTAATAATTGTTTATAGCGTCTAGCTTTTGTGTCTTTACGTTGGCGGTTGCCTTCATCTCTGTAACGGGCTTTCTTGCCCTGCATTATTCTAAGTATATTATTACGCTCTTCGAGCGTTATAGGTTGAACACTAGGTGGTAAGGTGTTCTTATCAAAATCGAAGTAAGTTCCATTTGAAATGTATATTTTAGGTTTAGTGGGTTTTACTAGTTGGATAAAGATTTGATTATTTGTGTTTGCTCGACCTGTGTGTATTTGTACATAGGGATTGTTTTTTATTTTAAATGAATCGGCGTTTATAGTTGGTTGGTCGATGTTCTCTAGGGATAGAGGCTTTTGAAATTGATAGGTGTTGTAGCGGCCGGGACGTAGTATTTGGTCCCGTTCCGCTTTAGGTATGGCTAAGAGGATTCTCGTTGCTTGCTGCCCTAGGGGAATCAAGTTGAGACCTCTTCAGAGCGGTACCCCTCTTGTTGCACTGGAGATACAACTGTATCTCCCCACTCTGGCCATTTTTGGTCGAGCTTATTTTTATACCACAGAGGCATGTTCGGCTCGGTGTGCGGGTAATATCCTAAATTCTGACTCGCCATGATCCTTGATATGTGCGACTTGGTCACGTACTTGGTAACGTACTTTATAGCGTCCGGGTTCGCGAGCTTCGCATTCGAATAGCCATGTGGCCATTTCGAGGTCACATTGCGGTAGGTCGTTGAGTTCGAGCAAAAGATCAAGGAATGTAAGTGCATCCTGGAGTTCAGGGATCCCATTTCCGCTACTGTGAAATACCGGATTTTCTCCGGTTGTGTAGCCTTCCGAAGACGTTTCATATAAGTTTGAAATGAACGTGTAAGCTCCGCTGGGTCGTTTTTCCATGTCCACGTGCAAAACCACGTCCTGTTGTGGAGTAAGTATTCCTTTTGTAATCTGTATATCCATTTGTATCTCCTATATTTTAAGCAGTTAGAGCATCGGTTACATCTGATGCGAGTGTAGGTTGAATCTATTTCTCTAAAGGTTTTAAAAAACCATTTATCTAGGGACTTGCTATAGGCAATTCCATTGGGTTGTAAGCAGTTACCGGACCAGTCAGAAGCGTGTGTATTCATAAGTGGTGTCACTTAGTGTTATACGGGACTTCGTCCCTTCATCAAGTTGGCACCCCGAAGGGTGCCTTGTTTAGATTTTGCTTTGTTTTCCGCAGAGGCGGTATGCAGTAATGCCGTTGTGGACTAAAGCACGAAAATGCGGTTCATTAGGGTCTGTACTATTAAACGCGTCATCGTAATCGGTACCATCTACCTTTCGTAGTTCATCTCGAATAGTTGCAGAATCATCGGAAGAGATAGATTGCTCGAAGGTCCATTCGGAACCCCACGTATCGGAGCCTTTATAGCTCTTTTGAATGAAATTATTAGTTTTTCTATATTCCTGAAACTTAGGAACGTATCCAACAGGGTCATCAACACTACTAGCGGCGGAAGTTAGCAAAGGTTCCTCAACCTCTTGAGCTGTCTCAGACTCAAACTCAGGAGCCCAGTATTGACCCACAGAGTACTTTCTAGCATCAGGGGGACTCAGGGTATTAATAAATTGAGAAGGCCTTACAACGATAACTCCGTGGATGTATCCGTGTTCGTTAAAAGTCTTGCGGGGCATTCTGTGGTGTAAACCAACGATTCCATGTCCGGCGAGGTCGCCGACGGTGACTCCTCCACTGTCGGAGGTTGCAGGGATATCTGTAAAAGATACAACATGTCTACTTTTGCCAAGACTCTCTGGACGTTCCAGCATGTTATAGCCAGTACGA